TTAGAAGCGCTCTGTGCGTACGCAGAGGAGATTACGCGCGGAGATATCAAGCGCGCGGTAGCGAACATTCCACCGGGGACCGGCAAGACGCTGCTGTTCGGTGTTTTTTGGCCTGCGTGGGTGTGGATCGTTCGTCCGCAGGATTGGTTCATGTACATCTCTGCCGATCTCGGGTTGATGCTCAATCGTGGTGACGATCTGATCAAGCTCGTGTCGTCTGAGTGGTACACCGATCGCTTCGGTGTACGGCTCGAACCCGGACAAGCGGCAGGCAACATCGAGACGATCCAGGGCGGAGGTTGTTTCTCTACGTCGATTTTTGGCAAGGGAGTAGGACACCATTGCCGCTATCAGATCTTCGACGATCCGGTGAAGCCGGACGATGCGGAGCAAACCACAGGTATCGCGCTAGCGAAAACGCAGCGCGCGATCGGCAATACCTTCGCTAGCAGATCGGACGATCAAGCGGAGTTCCGGCGTCTGATCGTCATGCAGCGGATCTCGGAGGGAGATCCGTCAGAAGAGGCGCTCGCCCTGGGCTGGTCTGGGCTGCGGTTTCCTATGATGCTCGAAGCCGATGCGATCGATCCTCGCGACCGTCGGACTGTGGAGGGCGAGCTGCTCTTCCCCGCGCGGTACGGCGCTGTAGAGATCGCACGCATGCGAGCAAATGACATGACAGAGGACACGTGGGAGACACAGTACCAACAGCGCCCGAGTCGCACAGGAGGTGCGATCATCTACGAGACGTGGGTTGAAGAGCACGCGATCTATGCGGACGATCTCAAGGCGATCTACGGACGCGACGTCCAGTCATGGGACCTTTCCTTCAAGGGTGACGAGACGTCTGACTTCGTCGCTGGTCAGTGGTGGCGTGCTTCGATCATCGACGGCGAGACGCACTATTTCATGCTGGACGAACCCGTGTTCGAGCGGCTTTCGTTCGATGAGACTTTGTCTGAGCTCCGGAGGCGCGAAAAAATCTGGCCGTCGGCGGAGTGCTTTATCGAAAACAAAGCAAACGGGCCTGGCATTGAGTCGATGCTGAGAAAGAAATTCCCCCATTGGATCAAGCTGGTTGATCCGCAGGGATCGAAGGTCGCGCGCGCGCACAGGACCGCGCCAGCGTGGCGATCGGGACGTGTGCACATCCTCCGCGGGAGTTCGTACGACAGATTGAAGCGCACGCTCTCGCGATTCCCGAAGGTGCGCCGAGACGATGAGGTCGACGCGATGACACAAGTGATCAACGCGCTCGGGAAAATGGATCCATTCCACGAGAAAATGAAAAAGATTCGGGAGCGCTTGACTTAGCTGGATATGCTAGGGTGGGCGAGTGACGATGACAACACGCGGTGGTAAATTGGTCGCTGCCCTCCGGGCGATCCGCAAAGACGGATGGGAAAATGCGATCTCCGGACTCGGCACGGTCGCTCGAGATCGCGCCGCAGGTTTGGATTTCGTCCGCTCGGCAAGTCTCTCGCTTACTACGCTCTCAGATCTCTTCCGACAGGACGATATCTGCCGCAAGATCGTCGAAATATACCCGAAGGAATCCCTACGCCACGGCTTCTCGGCGGTAGGCCCTCACGCCGATGGCGCGGCGGCCGCGATCCATCGCCTCGACCTACGCCGCAAGGTGCTCGAAGCGAGCGTGTGGGGGCGTCTGTACGGCGGAGCGGTCATTATCGTTGGCGATGGCTCACCAGATCAGTCCCTACCGCGCGCGCCCGGTGCGATCGTCCGCTACCTAGACGTATACGATCGGAGATTCGTTCAGCGCGAGTCGATCGTGACCGATCCGAGTCGACTGGAGTACGGCATGCCCGAGCTCCTACGCGTGACGACTGCGTCTGGTGAGAGTCTCATCGTCCACCGATCGCGGTGTATCATCTTCGGGGGCGCGATGACCGGTCGCCAAGAGCGCGAGGCAAATGGTGGCTGGGATGACTCCGTCCTAGAGGTCGTCATCCGCACCGTCCGCGCCTTCAATTCGGGGTTTCTCTCGCTCGATTCGATGCTAACTGATGCATCGCAAGGCGTGCTCAAAATGTCGGGCGTCATTTCCTCGCTCGGATCGGACGAGGGCCGCGCGACGATGCAGACACGCGCGCAACTCTTCGAACTCATGCGCGGCGTGACGCGGTCGTTGTTTCTCGATGCGGAGGAAAACGAATCGTACGAAAAAATCGCAACCGCTTTCGCCGGTGTGCCGGAGTCGATCGACAGACTCGGTCAGCGACTCTCGGCCGCAACGGACATCCCAGTCACGCGATTGATCGGCGTGTCGGCAGCTGGGATGAACGCGACCGGTGACGGCGAGGCGCGCAACTGGGCCGATTCTGTGCTGTCTTGGAGGCGCCACGAAATGGAGCCGCAGGTCGAACAGCTCGTTAGTTGGATCGCTCCGGGTCACCAGATTTCGTGGCCCCCTCTTTGGTCACCGAGCGCGCTCGAAGCAGCGCAGATCGACAAATTGCTTATCGACTCGTGGGCGGTGACAGTGCAGAACGATATCCTTTCGCCCGAGGCGCTCACGATCTCCGCTGCCAATCTCTTCAACATCGAAGCTCCGGAGATTCCGCAGATCGAACCGATCAACGGGCCCGGTGTGACAACCCCAACAGAAAGCGCTTGACCCCATGGCCCTCGCATCGATTGCGGTCCGGACTACAAACGTAACGATCAGCAACTCCTCCTGTGAGATCAGGACGGACGTAGGAGTGAAGGCGCGCCTGCTCGAACTCTCTCTGATCCAGGTGACGGGTACCGCCTCTAGCTACGGATTCGGTCGGCCTGCCGCACGCGGCGTGACGCCTGCTACGAGCGCGCTTTTCCAACGCGACGACTCGGCGGATCCTGCGTGCGTGACATCGCAAAATCTGACGTGGGGTACCACGCCAACGGCACCTTTGGTCTACCATCGTAGGTGGAATAGCGCAGCGACGGTCGGCGTTGGGATCGTCTGGACTTTCCCGCGTGGGATCATCATGCCTGTGTCGGCATCTTTGACCGTCTTCAACATCACGGCAACCGTCGCGCTCGACGTGAACGCGTCAATCGACGAGTGATGAACCCGCCCCCGAAGCCTCTAGACTGCGTCGCGTGGGTGACGGTGCGTCTGCATGCGCACGGAGCGATCAGCACGCAGGGGACCATTGGAGACAAGGCAATGGCATTGCATCTGCTCGACCAAGCTCGGGATGCGATCCGCCGGCAAATGTCAGACAGTCCGATCGTCGTACCGGGGAGAGACGTCTCTGTGATGCCTTCAATCGCTACGCGCGACATGGGCGAGATCCCCGAGGCCGAGCGGGGCGACCCGTGACGCAGCTGCTCGGCCGCGCCATGCCAGTCACGATCCACGCGAATCGAGTGGATTGACGCTGAGCTGTTGGAGAGCTAGCCTCCACCCCATGGGCAAGCTCGTGTCAATCGGTTGCAGATCTATCGTCACTGCCGCAGGCGGCGCGACCCTTGAAATCTTGGGTCTCGGTACCTACAAACCGCGCATCCGCCGGATCGAATTTGCGCAGGTGACGGCCGTGGCAGGCACCTACGGACTCGGTTTCGCCGCTGCCGCAGGCGTAACGCCTACCTCACCAGCGACGCTCTTGGAGGAGCGCGCTACCACCTACGATCCGAAGACACGCATCGCGCTCGCGTGGGTCACTCCGCCCACCGTGCCTGCCGCCTTCTTCCGCCGCGCGACCTGCGCAGCCGCAGTAGGCGCAGCGGTCGTGTGGGATTTCGGCTCCGAGGGGCTGCAAATGGATGACGTGGTCGCGACGAGCTCACTTGTGTTGTGGGTCATCGCCACCGCGCCCGTGCTCGATATCAACATCGTAGTAGACGAGTGATCGGTGCCGCGCCTCGCGCGGATCCGCCGCCCGCCGCATCGGCCAGCGCCGATCGCCATAGTCTCTACCTTACAGACCGCGTTGCGTAAGCGCACAGCGCGATGGTTGCGCGCTGCTCTCGCCATTGCCGACGCGTGGCGACCAGAGATACGAGCCGACGCGTCGAAGCGATGGCTCGATGACAAGCTGCGCTCTCTTGCAGCGGAGATCGAAGCGTCGCTCGCAGGCGTAGGTTCTGATTTCGAGCTCGTAGCTAACCGCATCGCGAAGCGCACGGCCGCAGAGCAGAAGGAACTCTTCGCCTCGATCCGATCGGTCGATCCAGACAAGGTAAAAAAACTCGAGCGGCTCTCGCTCCGAGCAGCGCCTGGCGTGGGGAAAAAAATCGACGGTTTTCGCCGGCAGAACGTAGCGAAAATTAAGAGCATTGGAGGCGAGACAGTCAAGCGCGTTTCGCATGCGCTCGCTGAAGCAGAATCGAAGGGTTGGCATCGCGACCAACTCCGAAGTCGTATTCAAGAGGTGGCCGACGTCTCGCGATCCAAGGCCGATCTGCTCGCTCGAGATCAAGTACTGAAGCTGAACGGACAGATCACAGAGACCCGACAGACGCAGGCAGGGGTAACCGAGTACACGTG